GACTCTAGAACCTGTGTCAGATCAGTTTGTACGACTACGTTTCAACCCCTCTACCTCTGTTGACGTTTTGCATGGTGGAACTGTATCTGTTAGGCATACACCCTCTGTTGATCCAGCAGTAGCAACTTTTCAAAACTCTACAGAAATAATCCCTAAACTTGCTGGAAATATCACAGAAACACTTGTCCCAGCACTTACAGGCACTTACAGCATTAAGTTTGTTGATGACACTGGAAACAGGTCAGACAACGCAGCAAGAATTATAGTTACAGCACCAGATCCACAACCAAATCAAGTAATTCTTACAGAAAGAGAAGATACTGACGTACCACCATTTCAAGGAAATAAAGTTAGAACTTTTTATGATGCAACATTTGATGGTTTGTTATTAGATGGAACTTTATTATTTGATGATATAACTCAAAATATTGATGATTTATCCAACATTGACTTTGCTGGTCCAATAAACTCAAGTGGTTCTTATGAGTTTCAAAATAAAGTCGATATGGGAGCAATTTTCAATGTGATGCTAAAAAGAAGATTTGTCACCTCTGGTCTTTTAGTAAATGACCTAATAGACTCAAGAACTGCTCTCATAGATACTTGGACTGAATTTGACGGAACACAAGCAGATGATGTCAACGCAAAGCTTTTAGTTGCAACAACAAATATAGACCCAGCTACCTCAGTTAATGCTCAATACGAACAGAGTGGGACTACTATTACTATCACAAAAACCGATCATGGTTATTCTGTTGGAGATTTTGTTGTTATAGATTTCACTGCTGGTAGTGCAACAGATGGCAACTATGAAATTCAAACAGTACCAAATGCAAACACATTTACAGTTACAGCTAGTGCTAGCGCAACAATATCAAGCGGAACTTCTTGTACCTATGGAGCAAACTTTACTCAGTTTAATACTTTTGCAAATGGTGAATATACAGCAAGAGGATTTAAGTTTAAATGTGAACTTGAATCAAATGACCCAGCACAAAATATAAATGTTACAGAACTTGGTTTTGAAGCAAGCGTTAAACGCAGAACAGAAACAAGTATTGGTAACTCTGATGCTACGAATGGGCTTATTGCCTCTGGTACATCTAGTTCTGGAAAAACAGTCACATTCACAGATCCATTTTTTGCGGGTACTGGATCTCTTGGTGGTTCAACTTCAGCTTTTTTACCAACAGTCGGAATAACTCTTGATGGTGCTGTATCAGGTGATTATTTTAAAATTACATCTATAACAGGAACACAATTTGTTATTGAGGTAAGAGATATAAATAATAATCCTAAAAATCTTAATTTTAGATATACAGCAATCGGGTTTGGTAAAGGAACTTAATTATGTTTATATTTAAGTTATCAGTTATCCTATACTTAAAAGAAAAGGACTAAGAAATGCCAACACATGATTACGATATTGCCAACCAATCTGGTGCTGCATTCAGAACAGACTTAAATAATGCACTTAAAGCAATACAAACAAATAATTCTAATTCTTCATCACCAGCTAGTACAGAAGCTTTCCAATTTTGGGCTGATACTACAGCAGGAACTTTAAAAATTAGAAACGCAGCTAATAACGCATGGATTGAACTATTCCAATTAGACGGCACCTTAACTCTTGAAGATGGCACTGCGAGTCTCCCTGCACTTTCTTTTAGGGATGATTTAAACACAGGTATTTTTAGTTCCGCTGCGGATACTTTTAATGTAGCAACTGGCGGTGTAGAAAGAATGGAGCTAGGAGCAACAACAATATTTAATGAAGATGGGGCAGATGTAGATTTC